ACATTTACTGTTAATGCCAAAGGTTTAATAACTGCACCTAGTTCAACAGCAATTCCATATGCTACAACATCAGTACGAGGTTTAGCAAGTTTCGACTCTACACAGTTTTCAATTACAAGCGGTGCGGTATATCTAGCACAAGTAGACGGCGGAACATATTAAAGTATTAACCCAGCTTTATAGCAATAAAGGGAAGCCCATATGGCAACAGCATCAATTAAAGTAAAACGCAGTGCAGTAGCTGGCAAAATACCAGCTACTACTGACTTAGATTTAGGTGAAATAGCAATCAATACCTATGATGGTGTTGCTTATATCAAGAAAAATGTCAACGGCACTGAAACCGTTGTTAATCTTGGCGGTACTGTTCAACTTAGTCAAAACTTACAAAATCGTTATCAATATACTGCTACTAGTAACCAAACTACGTTTGCAGCTACATACTTAGCACCGTTTGTAGATGTTTTCTTAAACGGTGTTAAATTGTTAATTGGTACTGAATATACAGCTACCAATGGTACTAATATTGTACTAGCAACAGGTGCTAGTGCTGGTAGTATACTTGATATAATTGCATACAGTACTTATACTGCAAATGCCAATTATGCTGACTTAAGTAACTCAATGGTTGTTAATGCTCTTGGCTATACTCCTTATAACGCTACTAACCCAAGTAATTACATTACCACAGCAGGAGCACGTTCTGCTATATCAGTAACAGGCGCTGGCAGCTATAATAGCTCAACTGGTGTTATAAACATTGTTGGCGGCGTAACAAGCTTTAATACTCGTACGGGTGCTATTAGCTTGACTAGCGGTGATGTTACTGGTGCACTGGGTTATACTCCTTATGATTCGGCAAATCCCAGTAATTATATTACTGTGGCACAAGCACGTGGGTCTGTTTCAGCTTCAGGCAGTTTGGCTTATAACAGTTCAACTGGCGTTTTTAGCTATACAACACCTAGTACTTCAGGAATAACAGAAGGTTCAAATTTATACTATACAGATGCTCGTGCTCGTGCAGCAGTATCGGCAACTGGTAGCTTAAGCTATAATAGCTCGACTGGTGTATTCAGTTATACAACTCCTAGTACTTCAGGAATTACTGAGGGTAGTAATTTATATTATACAGATGCTCGTGCTCGCGGTGCAGTAAGTGCTGGTGGTAGTTTAAGTTATAACTCTAGCACAGGTGTGTTCAGTTACACAACGCCAACCACTTCAGGAATTGTCGAAGGTTCAAATTTATATTATACTGATTCACGTGCACGTGCTGCACTAAGCGCCGGCACAGGTATCAGTTATAATTCCTCAACTGGTGCTATTAGCTCTACAATTACTCAGTATACAGACGCACTTGCACGTGGTGCAGTATCCGCAACTGGTAGCTTAAGTTATAATAGTTCAACTGGTGTATTCAGTTATACAACACCATCTACAACTGGAATCACCGAAGGCACTAACTTATATTATACAGATGCCCGTGCCCGTGCAGCTATTAGTGTAACAGGTTCAGGTTCGTACAATTCAACCACAGGTGTTATTACCGTCATAGGCGGCGTTACATCAGTAAACACTCGTACTGGAGCAGTTACGCTTACTAGTAGTGACGTTGGACTGGGATCGGTTGAAAATAAGAGTTCAGCTACTATTCGTGGTGAGATTACAAGCTCAAATGTTACCACAGCCCTTGGGTTTACACCAGAAAATTCTGCAAATCGCGGAGTTGCCAATGGTTATGCAAGTTTAAACAGTTCTGGACAAATTCCCAGTGGCCAATTACCCAGTTACGTAGACGATGTAATTGAAGGTACAAACTTAGCCTCATTCCCAGCAACAGGTGAAACAGGTAAAATTTATGTTGCCTTAGACACCAACAAAACTTATCGTTGGAGTGGGTCGGCTTATGTTTATATTACCTCAGGAGCTGTTGATTCGGTAGCTGGAAAAACTGGCGTTGTTACGCTTACTAACGCAGATGTTGGGTTGGGTTCGGTAGAGAATAAGAGTTCCTCCACTATCCGTTCAGAAATTACTAGTTCAAATGTAACTACTGCCTTAGGTTTCACACCATATAATGCAACAAATCCTTCAAGCTATATTACTACTGCAGGTGCTCGCACAGCTATAAGTGCTTCTGGTTCACTTTCATATAACTCAACAACTGGTGTTATAAGCTATACTGCGCCAACAGCTGTATCCAGCTTTACAAATGATTCTGGGTATATTACAAGTTCTGCACTTTCAGGATATTTAACTAGTGCAACTGCTGCAAGTACTTATCTGCCTTTAGCTGGCGGTACGTTGAGTGGAGCTTCTGCTCAAATGTTAGTTATTAGAAATACCGGAGACTATGCTCGCTTAGCTTTAGATGGTGCTTCTGGAAGTGGCGGCGATTTAATTTTTAAATCTAATGGCGTAGCTAAGTTTGGTATTTATAACAGCGGCGGTGGCGGTGACCTTGGGTTTTACCCCAATGATGGTGGCACTGCTTCTGTTGTAATGCCAAATGCAGGAGGTTTGTTAATAGGTGGTAACACAACTTTACACGCAGGTAACTACACAAGTTATAGCCCATCATTGAGTGGATCAGGCGCTAGTGGTACTTGGAGTATTAATGTAACTGGGTCAGCTGGTACTGCAGGCTCGGTTGACTACGCCAACTTAACAAACAAAACTGGGGGTACAGGCACATATACAACCAGCGGCGACTACCGCGCACCAATTTTCTATGATACCAATGATACAGGATATTATGGGGATTTTGCAAGTACGTCTGTACTTTCCAAACTTACTTTAAACGGTAAGCAAACTGCGTATAACCAAGGCATACCACCAACTTCAGGTACGTCAACTCCGGCTATCCAAAGAATTTATGCTGGATATGGAACTTGGGGTGAAGTACTTGATACGGGTATAAACGTTGCCACGTCGTATGGATGGATACAAGCAACTAACTATAGCAACCTTGGAATCAACTACCCGTTGTTTTTAAACCCGAATGGCGGATACGTAAGCGCAGGAAGTGATTTCCGCGCACCAATTTTCTACGATAGTCAAGACACTTCGTTTTACGTAAACCCTAATTCTATTAGCCATATAAGCGGAATTTATATTGGGTCTGGCAACGGGGTAGTTAACCAAACAGGCGTAATCAAGGAAGCGGGCACAACATACGGACTGGGGTTGTTTACTTGGGCCGATACTGCCCCTATTAGAATTGGCGGTGGCTCTGCTATTTTCCAAAAAGAATCTGGGGGTTCAGTAGATGTAACTGTGACAGGCTCGTTGGCAATAAATGGCCCGATGGGTAACTCTACTACACCGCCTTTGGTGCTTTCACCAAGCTCAAGTTCTGGAACATTCCAATGGGCTTCTACCGCCATATCGTCAAGCCTTGGTGTTGGGCAAACAATGATCCACATCCTTGGTAATGCGCTTAGCACTGGCAATAGTGGATATCTTGGATTTAATTATGCTGGCGGTGTTTCAAGTGGTTCTAATTATGTTTCACTTGGTTTGTATGGTAATGACAACCTTTTACGTGTTTACCATGGCTCATTTACTGAAGCATCGGGGTCAATGCGTGCCCCTATTTTTTACGACAGCAACAACACAGGATATTACGCAGACCCCGCTGGTACATCTGTTTTAAACGCTGTTAACTGGTACGGTGTTCAAAATTGGGCGGGTGATGGAGCATATGCTAAAGGCACGCCAACTTATGGTTTTCGTTTTAACAATAGCGCTGACACTATAAATGCATTTATTGTTAACAACAGCGGAGACACAACATCGTATAGTTCTTCTCGCGCACCAATTTTCTATGACAGTAACAACACCGGGTACTACGTAGATCCCGCTAGCACAAGTAATTTAAATAGTTCAACTTCTAATACTGTTTACTCAAATTACTTCTGTGGTTTATCTGGTAATGGCTACGGCTGGTACAAAGGCTACGACAATAACAACCATTTTATTACCATTCGTGGTGCTGTAAGCGGTACAACTACCGCACTGACTATTACTGGTGCGCACCAAACAACTTTTGTTGAGCATATGAATCCTGCCAATACTACATGCGGCTGGTTCTTTAAAGACTCATACAATGGTGGAAACTACAATTATCCAATTGTTGCCAGAATTCACAGAAATGAAAGCTGGTTTGAAGGTGCACTCTATGGTGATAGCAGTGTTCGATCACCAATTTTTTACGACAGCAACGATACAGGTTATTACGCAGACCCTAATGGTAATTCTATTCTTTATTACGCCAACTTTTTAGCAGCAACTGGCGGCTCTAGCTCTAATGGCATACCCGCAATTAAAATTGCAGGCCTTTCAAATTATGCTTCTTTAGAACTTGGCGTTCAATCAAACTATGACGGTTTTCTAAGGTCGTACGGCAATAACTTACATTATTACGCAGGGCATTGGCGAACTGCAGGATCGACTGCATCTGAAGACCATCAACACTATTGGTATACAAGTAGAAATGGCAGTGCCGACTGGAGCACTTGGAAGATGCAACTAAACCCAAATGCAGCTTTGCTAGTCACTGGTTCAATATATTCGCCAATTTTCTACGACTATAACGACACAGGCTATTACACAGACCAAAATGGCACGTCAAATTACAATGCCCTTACTCTTGCGGGTACGCTTCGTTTACCAAACAATGCATTAATAAACGTAAACAATGAACCCGATACATGGGGTGCAAGGTTTAGGACTAGTACCAGCACAACATATCTCGGATCACAACTTCAAAATATTATTTGGTGCGGTGGCGGAGCCAATGAAGGCTTTACTGTACAAGGTGTTGGTACGGGCGGTGCAGCTTTTAGTGTAAGAAACGACGGTACTGCTTGGGCCCGAGCATCTCTTAGATCACCAATTTTCTATGACCAAGATGATACTGGGTATTACTTAAACCCCAACGGTACTTCCAATCTTTACACCGGTATCTTTAATTCAGCTGCAACTTTTTACAGTGACGGCTCAAGCCGTGCAATGTATATTCGAGGTTCTGGAAATATTATTCAGTTTTGCGATGGCGACGGTACTTTCCGCTGGGAAAATGTTGGTCGTAACGGTACGTACTATATCTACAAAGGGTATGGCTCTGGCTCTGGATACAAGTTTCAAATAGATGATGGCGGCAACGTATCTATTAATAATGGTGCGGGCGTAACTACAGTTAATGGAAATTTATATGCCCCAATAGTATATGACAGCAATGATAGTGGGTATTACGTAGACCCAAACAGCACTTCAAGATTAAATACTATTACCGCGAATACTATTACCGGTAATATTAATAGCATGCCTTATGATGGCAATGGTATTAGTGGCATGGGCATAATTAGTAACTGGGATTCAAGACCCACTGTTGGTAGCGCAGGATATGGTATTAACTGGCATACCGGTGTTACTTTAAGTGGCTACCCCGGCTATGGTGGCGTAAGACTATATTCTAGTGGTTATCCAACTCATGCAGGTTCGGTCTTAAGACTTGAAGCTTCTTATGGAGTTTATACCTATGGTCAGTTTACTAATGATAGTCGAGTTGATGCTCCTATATTTTACGATAGTCAAGACACAGGTTATTACTGCAACCCAAACGGGGTTACTAATCTTGGTGGTGTAAACGATCTCCCCTTGCGTGTTACAAAAACTAACGGTCTCAATAGTGCTTGTACAACATTTCAAAATACAAGTGGCGATAACTCATGGGGCATTGTTTCTGAGTTTCGTGTAAACGGTTCACCTGGCACTGACAGGCCATCAATCTTATTTTCTCAAGGCTATGACTCAAACACGTGGGCACTTGGTTTTGGGTACGCAGATTCAGGCTATTTTCGTATTAACCGCGATCACGGTTTTAGAAACGGTAGCTGGGGCACAACCCTTATGCAAATGGATCGTAGCGGAAACGTTACATTCACCGGCAACGTCACTGCATACTCTGATGAGCGCATCAAGACCAATATCAAGAAAATTGACAACGCCCTTGGTATTGTTAGACAGCTTGAAGGTGTAACGTTCAACTACATTGAAGATGGTCGTCATGGCCTTGGCGTTATTGCTCAAAACGTTGAAAAAGTACTACCAATGCTGGTGTCAGAAATGCCATCATCAAATGGACAGACATATAAAAACGTTGCTTATGGTAACATGGTAGGCGTGTTAATCGAAGCGATCAAAGAGCAAGATGTTGAAGTCACAGAACTCAAACAACAAATTGAAAAACAACAATCCGAACTAGAAGAATTAAAATCACTAGTCAAATCCTTGTTAGCAAACCGCTAACTTTTTAAAAGCCAATTTTAGGAGAAAATAATGGCAATTACTTATACATGGAAAATCACTTCCTTAAAAACAAAAACCGAAAACGGCAATGAAGGTGCAGTTGTTCAAACTTACTGGACCAAAACTGGCACAGATTCCGATGGTCACGAAGGTACGTTCTCAGGAGCAACTCCTTTTACTACACTAAACATGCCTGCTGGCTCAACTTTTACGCCTTTTCAAGACTTAACAGAAGCCATCGTGCTTGGTTGGATTCAAGCAGTGGTTGTGGATGGTTACGAAGAACACGTTAATGCACAAATTCAAAAGCAAATTGACGAAAAGCACAATCCCATCACCGAAGCCACAATGCCTTGGGCACCAGTCACCGAAACAACACCAGCTCCAACAACACCTTAAACAACAACAAAATGCCTTGGTGCTGCAATAGGCCGCAGTTTTAAAAAATACAAAAAGGGGTAGTCAATGAGTACACCACGTAATTTATCAAAATTAGCAGAAAACACAGACTCTAGTGGTGTCTTAGGCATTGCAAGTGGCGGTACTGGCAGCAGCGATGCTGCCAGTGCCAAGGCTTCACTGGGCTTGCACGCTGTAGCCACTAGTGGAAGTTATACTGATTTAACAAACAAGCCTACTACAGCACAAATCACTGAAAATACCAATCTTTACTATACTGATAGTCGCGTGCGTGCTGCTGTTAGTGCATCGGGTAGTTTAGCTTATAATTCATCAACTGGCGTGTTTTCGTATACAACTCCTACAACTACTGGGATAACCGAAGGCACTAACCTTTACTATACTGACGCTCGCGCTCGTGGTGCTTTTTCAGCTGGAACTGGTATTAGTTATAATAGTTCTAGTGGTGTGATTACATCAACGATCACACAGTATACTGATAGTCTTGCTCGTGGTGCAGTGTCTGCTTCAGGCAGTTTAGCTTATAATTCTAGCACTGGTGTGTTTTCGTATACCACACCTTCGACCACTGGTATTACTGAGGGTAGTAATTTATACTATACCGATGCACGCGCTCGTGCTGCTATTAGTGCAAGTACTGGTTTAAGCTATAACTCTAGCACTGGTGTATTCACAAATACCATTACACAATATACCGATAGTTTAGCACGTGGTGCTGTAAGTGCAACTGGAAGTTTAAGTTATAATTCTAGCACAGGTGTGTTTAGTTATACAACTCCCACAACCACTGGTATCACTGAAGGCACTAATTTATACTATACCGATGCTCGTGCACGTGCTGCAATCTCTGTTACAGGTTCTGGTAGTTATAATTCTACAACAGGTGTTATTACTGTTACAGGTGGAGTTACATCAGTAAATACTCGCACAGGTGCTGTTACATTAACTAGCACCGATGTTGGATTGGGATCAGTTGAAAATAAAAGTTCAGCTACAATCCGTTCGGAAATTACTAGCTCAAATGTTACCGCTGCACTTGGTTTTACTCCCTATAACTCAACTAATCCTAGCGGATATATTTCAGGAATTACTAGTAGCAATGTTACAACTGCACTTGGGTACACACCTGAAAATTCCGCAAATCGTGGTGTGGCTAATGGTTATGCAAGTTTGAATAGTTCAGGTCAAATTCCTAGCGGTCAGTTACCCAGTTATGTTGATGATGTACTTGAAGCTGCTAATCTTGCTAGTTTCCCTGTGAGTGGCGAAACTGGAAAAATTTACGTTGCGCTTGACACCAACAAAACTTATCGTTGGAGTGGTTCGGCATATGTATACATTACGTCCGGAGCTGTGGATTCAGTAGCTGGAAAAACTGGTGTTGTCTCATTAACCAGTTCGGATGTTGGATTAGGTAATGTGGAAAATAAGAGTTCTAGTACTATCCGTGGAGAAATTACTAGTTCAAATGTAACTACCGCACTTGGATACACACCATACAACTCAACAAATCCTTCAAGCTATATTACCACTGCAGGTGCTCGTTCTGCTATTTCGGTAACAGGCTCGGGTTCATATGATAGTGCAACTGGTGTTATCACAGTTACTGGCGGTGTCACGTCGGTAAACAGCCGTACCGGTGCAGTTACCGTTAGTTCCAGCGACGTAACTGGGGCACTTGGATTTACACCTTATAACGCTACCAACCCATCGGGCTATATCACAAGCTCTGCGCTATCAGGCTACTTAACCAGCTCAACTGCGGCTAGTACTTATTTGCCTTTAAGCGGCGGTACGATGACCGCCCCCATTTCTTTTTCCAATGTTGTTGGTAATAAGCTAGCGTTTTACTATGTTGGCTCAGACAAGTACGGTATTGATGTTCAAAGCGATGAACTACGTATTTTTAGTGGAGCGCAAGGAGCTTCAACTGGTGGCATAACATTTGGTAAACACGACGGTACAACGTTTACAGAAGCAGCTCGTATTCGAAACAATGGTACTTCTATATTTACAGGTTTGCAAACAATTTCGCTAAACCATAGTACCAACACAACTACCACAGGTTCACATCTTCGTTTAGAAAATCCAACTGGTTCACAGTCACTTATTGGTTTTACTTTTGCTGGCGTGGCAAAAGCGGCTTTGCGAAGTGATAGTGATGGTAGTTTTATTTTAAATTCTGCCGCAAATAATTACTACTTTAATTATGAACTTGGATCAAGCACATTTAGTTTTCGTAATGGGGCAGTAGGAGCATTTCAAAATATTAGCGGCACCACAGTAAACTTTCCCGGTACACTGCAACAAGGCGGTAACCAAGTTCTACATGCCGGTAACTATAGCAGTTATGCACTACCATTAACTGGTGGTACAATTACTGGATTAACTGTTTGGAATACTCAACTTTATATTTCTGGTACTAATTTTAATACTTTAAATAGTGGGTATGGTGCAGCATCAGATGGTTCAGATATCTGGTTGAATTATCGTGGTTACAATGATGGTTTTAGCTATTTTAGAAACTTTAACGTTGGTAATGGAAAAGGTACTGCATATATTTGGGGTGATGGTGCAAATCTGCGTGTGGGTATTGCCAAAGGACAAATAGCAAGCTATACATTAGATGTTGGTGGTATTATTTATACCAATACATCGTCTCGTGCTCCAATCTTTTATGATAGTGATGACACAGGATATTATTTAGATCCCGCTAGTACCTCAAAATTGCTTGGTTTAACTGTTGGAGATAATACCAATACTGCAGGTTACTTAAAGGTATCCCGTGGCCCTTATAACCAAGTTAACATTACTCATGGCTCCAATTCTAGTTGGGGGTTATTAATAGGGCATGGAGACGGGTCTTTAACTGGTGGTTATCACGGAAGCAATGTTGCAGCTATCATTAATGTGCCAAATGCAAAACTTGTTTTAGGTACAAATAATACTGCTCAAGCAGAGATTACTACTGGCGGTTCTATTTATGGATATAGTGACGTTCGCGCACCAATCTTCTACGACAGCGACAACACTGGGTATTACGTAAATCCAGCCAGTACATCACAACTTTATTATGGGCGTTTTAAAATTCCCGTTTATGGTGGTGATAGTGGTGTTTACGCAGATTCAAGGATGACGCTTAGTGTTGGTGATAGTAGCGGGCTTAATAGTATTGTTTATCAATCTCAATACAACAGTCCGTCTTACCCAGATTACGGCATGGTGTTTATACATGGCGCATCGGGAGGCAACCGAAATGTTTGGTCAATTTCACCTGATGGCCCCGCCAAGGGAGATAGCCTTAACTTTTTATACGATATAAATTCTACTAATATTCACGTTGGTACAACTCGTTTTAGGTTAGATGGTAGTGGTAATTCATATTCGCAATCATCAGCACGCGCTCCAATCTTTTACGACAGCAACGACACAAGTTTTTATGTAAATCCAAATGATTTGTCATCGCTATATGGGCTTAATATACGTGGCGATGTTTCAAGTACAGCAACAGGAAATCAAATTTTCTTTTGGAGCGCAACTGGAACCACAACTTCAGCAATTGGTTTTAAAGCCAATGGAGGTAGTTTTCCAAACCCAACAGGAAATGGTGATGGATATAACACGTATCTCACAATGGATACCGACGGTCGTGGTTGGGTATTCCGTAGAGGTACTGGTGGCACAGACTTTACATCTGCTAATAATTCTGGTTGGATTTTGAACAATGGTGTATGGCAAGCCAACGCTTCAATGCGTGCACCTATTTTTTATGATAGTGATAATACTGGATATTATGTAAATCCAGCCTCTGGCTCAAATGGAGTATCTGCAAACTTTCAAGGAAGAATACAGCTAGGCACTTTTAATAATTCACAGAACAATAGTGGAGAAGCTTGGGTAGGAAGGGCTTCAGATAGAAACTCTGGCACATTTACTATTCAATTAGGAGGTGGATCAAGTTCTAGCAGAAGTTTTGAAGTAGTAGATTATGCATGGTCAGTAGTATTAGGTAGTATTAACAGTGATGGTAACTCGTATGCATCCAGCAGCTATAGAGCGCCAATTTTTTATGATCGCGATGATACAGGATATTACGTAGACCCAAACAATACTTCTACTTCAGCAGCGTTTGCGGGAAATATTTTGTTAAGTGGTATACTTGTTCGTAGAAGTGCTGGTACAGGTTATTTAAGTGGAAATTATAGTGGTTCTGAGACTACTGCAACAACTGGTGCGATCTATACAATTGGTGGTTCGTACTATCCAACGTACAATAGTCTTAATAACATGTACGGTATTGGATATACATATGCAAGTGTTGTTGGTGGAGCAGCATCTTACACTTCAAGCACATCTTGGGGCTTATACACCTCAGCAGGTGGAATTTGTCGCGTTTTCTTAGATGCAGATAACGGTAAGGTCCTGGCCACTGGAGATATCAGAGCGCCTATTTACTATGATAGCAACGACACAGGTTATTATGTAAATCCAAATAGCACATCAAATTTTGCTGGATTAACCGTTAGTAGTACTATTACAGGTAATATATCAGGTAATTCTGGTTCTGTTGGTGGCCTTACGCCTAATCAGTTTTTTAATAACATGGGCAATGGTCATAGTACTTACACTGACTTTAATAATGTTCCCAACTTTGGTGCTTATTATGTTCAACAGGGTGGTAGTAGCCCAACTGGCGTAAGTTCTCATCAATGGTACGGACTTACATTGGGATTAGGCAACGACTATCCACTATCTTCATACGGTTCGCAGTTTTACTATCCTCGCGCAGCGCAAAACTCCACCACATACATCTATATTCGTGACCGCGAAGGCGGAAGCTGGGGTTCATGGAGAAAGATTTATGCTGGATGGGCAGATGCACCTAGTGGCTCTACCTTTGCTGCTTCTGGTGATTTACGTGCACCAATTTTCTACGATAGTCAAGACACAGGTTATTACGTAGACCCAAATAGCGATACTCAATTAAACTATGTTTATGCTAGAAATTGGTTCCGTGCTCAAGGAAATACAGGCTTTTACTTACAAGATTCTGGAAGACATTTATATAAAGTACAAGATACCTACGGTTCATGGGATGTTTTAGGATATCAAAATAGTTATGCGGGTATTCGTCTTCAAGATTCTAATCGCACTACATGGATGCATGATACTGGCGGTAATGGTGGATGGTATAACTATAGTTTTTGGATTCAGTATTGGTCTACCGGTAATTCTTGTTTAGGTATTGGAACATCATCAACAAGTAGTTCTTATAGGATGTATGTTGATGGGAGTATATACGCAACTGGTAATATTACCGCATATTCTGATGCAAGAAAAAAGACTAATATTATAACAGTTGACAATGCTCTTGATAAAGTTTCTAAACTTCGTGGTGTATACTATAATAGAATAGATTCTTATGATGAAAAATATGATACAGAAAAAAGACAGATAGGTGTTATTGCACAAGAAGTTAATTTAGTTTTACCTGAAGTTGTTACCTATGCTAAAGATGTAGATGAGTATGGTGTACAATATGGTAATATGGCTGGTTTATTTATAGAAGCTATTAAAGAAATGAAAACAAAAATAGAAGCCCTTGAACAAGAAATAAAAATACTGAAAGGCAAAACATGAGTATAAATTATAGAATTGTTATAAAAAATTTAACTACTACTAAAACAGAATTACTTAATGATGTAATATCTCATATACATTTTGATTATGTTGGTACTAATGAAAATAACGTATCTGCTTTTTGTCAAGGAATTATTCCTTTTCAAATACACGAGTATTCTTATGTAAATCCTTCTACTAACAAAACAGTCACTGTTCCTTCTATATTAAACGGTGACTCTTTTATTAATTATGATGATATAACAAAAGAAATGATAGTTTCGTGGGTAAATGAACACTTGCCTGCAAGTGCAGTAACTACTTATCAAGAAATTATATCAAAAAAATTAAATGATTCGTATCAGCCAAAATCTTCTTTACCTTGGCAATAAATTAAAAACCCGAGTTGCTGAACTTGAAGCACTCATCAACAAACTTATTTTAAAGGATAAAAGATGACATTACCAGCATCAGGTAATTCGATCTCCCTGTCTCAGGTTAATTCTGAGCTAGGGAGATCGTCTACTCAAACAATTGACATGAATGATTCTAGTTTACGCGCATTGTTTGGTCGTACGGGAAGTGGTACAACTATTTCAATGTCGGATGGTTTGGGTAAAAGCAATGTAAGCGTTTCTTTATCTCAACTACAAAGCCGTTCATTACAAGAGTTTACGGCGGGTTACGGTTATATTACTTTAACGTTTAATACAAATGGTACTTGGAGCTGTGCGGGATCAAATACTCCAAGTATTGGTTCTGGTAATTGGGCGTCAACAACTAGTGGCGTTGGGTCATCTTACTGGATTAGATGGACAAGAACTGCTTCAACCTTAGGTGGTGGTAGTTCTTCTGCAGGGTCTTCTGGTTGGCTTCGTTTGGATGCTGCTCGTACTATAACAGTTACACATAGTGGTCTTAATGGTGGTTATGTTGACGCAACTTACACGCTTGAAATAGCTACTGATAGCGGTGGTAGTAATATAGTTACATCATGTACTGGAACTTACTTATACGTATTTAACGAAGGTTAATAAACTATGTGGATATTACAATTTTTACCAGACTGGATATTTTTAACACTACTAGTCCTAGGAATCATAACATATATAGTTACCAAACTAACTAAATTTTTGCCGCAAGCACAACTACTGCAATACGCAAGTATTGCAGTAGTTGCATTTTCAGTTTATATGCTGGGAGCTGTATCGAATAATAATGCATGGCTTGCTCGTGTCCGTGAATTGGAAACTAAAGTAGCTGAAGCTGAAGCCAAATCAGCATCAGCAAACACAAACATTGTTGAAAAAACTGTGTTTAAAACTCAAACAGTTCGTGAACGTGCACAGGATGTGGTCAAGTATGTTGATCGCGAAATTATCAAATACGACGCCACTTGCGTAATTCCACAAGAATTTATACAAGCACATAACCGTGCAGCAGAGGCACCAAAATGAAATTATTAATATTATCATTAGTTTTACTACTAGGTGCTTGTTCTACAACTGTGCCAGTTACCGCAAAATTTCCACAAGCACCAGGCACACTTGTACAAGAACCTTGTCAAGAGTTAAAAAAGCTTGAAGACACAGCCAAACTCTCAGATGTATCAAAAACTGTGGTAGTTAACTACTCAGAATACTACTTGTGCGCTGTGAAATTGGAAGCCTGGCAGCGTTGGTATCGTGAACAAAAAATCATTTATGAAGGATTTGCTAAATGAACTTAACACTAGATCAGCTCAAGCAGATCGTTCCAAAGAATCCATATATTGACTACTGGCATCGTGCACTAGCACAATTACTACCAGATTACGATATTACAACTCCACAGCGCATGGCTGCTTTTTTAGCACAATGCGCTCACGAGTCGGGCGGTTTCACCGCTATCAAAGAAAACTTAAACTATCGTGCAGTTACACTACGCAAAGTGTTTCCCAAGTACTTTCCTAGCGATGAACTAGCGCAACAGTATGCCAATAAACCGCAAATGATTGCCAACAAAGTCTATGCTAACCGCATGGGCAATGGTGATGAAGCGTCAGGAGACGGTTATCGTTACTGTGGTCGTGGATTGATTCAGTTAACAGGTCGTGACAACTACTTTTGGTTTGCTAGTAGTTTAGAAATCACGCCTGAAGCCGCATCTGAATATATGGAAACATTTGAAGGTGCAGCACAGTCAGCTTGTTGGTTTTGGGAAACTAATAACCTAAATCAGTGGGCAGATAAATCAGATATCTTAACCCTAACAAAACGCATCAATGGTGGAACCATTGGTTTAGAAGATCGTATTAAGCACTATGAGCATGCTAAACATGTTTTAGGTGCTTAAGTGTTCTTTGTTTATATTATCACAGCACTTGTACTCGCAGCACCTAAGCCTGAGTATGAGTGCGTTCGTTGGACCTGGACTGGGGATGTTTATAGTCGAAAAGTAATTTGTTTAGAGTGGCGTAAAAAACGCTAATAGGAGGTTGGTATGATAGATCCAGTAACCGCACTAGCGGGTATACAGTCGGCCATTTCAATGGTCAAAAAAGCTTCAAAAGTTGCTAATGATTTGGGCTCACTTGCTCCTATGATTGGTAAAATGTTTGATGCTAAAAGTGTTGCTACTAAAGCTATGTTGCAAGCTAAGCAAGACAAAAAAGGCTCAAACATGGGCACAGCGCTTCAAATTGAAATGGCCCTAGAACAAGCCAGAGCATTTGAAGAAGAACTTAAAATGTTGTTTATGCAAACAGGCAAAATTGATGTGTGGAATAAAATCAAAGCACGTCAAGCTGAAATGGATCTAGCAGATGCCAAGGAAATTTCGGCACTAAAAGCAGAAGCCAAGCGTCAAAAAGCAAAAGAACAAAAAGAACAAGAAATTGTAATTGCAATTAGTGTTCTTGCTTTCTTTTTGTTTATATTATTTATAGGCGTTTATGAATTAGTAGACTTTTGTCAAACAACTCATAGGTGTGGCAGATGAACGAATATCAAAAAACCTTTGATTTAGCTCTAAAAATAATTATTTATGGTTTAGTAGCACTTTACTTTTTGGGGTTTTTAAAATATTTACCAGACGATTTGTCTAATAAAATCGTTAATTTATTACTAGGAAAAATTGGATTATGACTGAAGAAAAACAAGATGCCAAAGGTGCATTTATTGAAAAATTATTGTTTGCACTACTTCCATTAATAATTGCAGGTGTAGGCTACTTATTATCAGCAGTAGGTACATTAGCACATCAAGTTACTATACTAGAAAGCAAAGTAAGTTTGGTGGTAACCAGTGATAATAAACAAGCTCCGAATACAGGGGCTGAATTAGCCCGCGAACGGTTACGGCAAGATTTAACAGAAGCAATTCAAAAAAATCGTGATTCAATTCAATCAAACCGTGAAGCAATTAGTATTCACGAAGAAAAACTTCGTCAACTACAAAAACAGGTCGCTAAATAAAAATGCACAATGACTTAAAACTATTTAAATGGGCAATGATTTTGTTATTATTACCCGTTGCACTGGCATTTTGTGGTGGAGATCGGTTTCGTTATCCTTGCCAAGACCCACAAAATTGGGACAAAGATTTTTGTAAGATGCCACAGTGTGACGTTACCAGAACTTGTCCAGAACATATTTTCAAAGGTCAACGTGACCCAAGACTAGGACCTAACAAAGATGCTCAAACAACTAATCAATCGTTTGCACCAAGCGGTGCTTGCACAACACAACAAACACAAGGAGCCAATTGTGGAAAATAACACAATTATCTATACCGAAGATCAGCTCATGGCGCGCCTAAAATTCTTTATTGGGATTTGTTTGGCTCTTACCTTAACGGGCATTGTATTTGTTGTTTTATACTCAATTATTTTTATTACTCAGCCACTAAACGCTATTAGTCCAATTGACCAAAAGTTTTTTGAAATGATTATTCCAATTGCTACATTTTTAACTGGTACGCTATCAGGAATTATGTTGTCTGGTGGTAGCAAAGAAGAAATGGAAATGAAACGCGACATGATTAAGCAAGCACAAGAAAATTCAAATACTTATGCTAAAGCTAATCCTGTTAGAATTGAGCCTACTTTTACCCAACCTATCCAAACCACTAGTGGTTTTAATGGAACTAGTGCTGCTAATATTACTTATATCAATGGTAAACCAGCTCCTGTGCAATCACCCCACCCGGAGATTTAAATGAAAAATTTAGCTTACTCACTTTGCATATTACTAGGTGCAACATTCTTAGCATATAACAATCCAGCTTTTGCTGAGTCGGAGACTAAAAAAGTTTGTAATGAAAAAACAGACAAAGCAGGTAAAAAACAACAAGAGTGCAAAACAATTAAAACACATAAAAAGCTAGAAGCTACCAAGGTTGAAGACGCCAAGAAAAAGTAAAATTATATTTGACAGATGTGTGTTGGTCTGATATAATATAAATTCGCAGACTGACTTTATCAACCTAACAAGGAAGTTTATGGCAAGTGGTAAAAAAGCAAGACGCGAAAACTCAGAGTCAAGAAGGTATACTCCTGTTGAATATGGATTTACTGATGTAAAACCTTTAAATTTTATACAAGGCGAGTATTTAAGAGCAATTCAATCAAATCAAATTGTATTTGGTGTTGGAAGTGCTGGAACAGGTAAAACGTATGTAGCCGCAACCTATGCTGCAGGCGAATTATTTCACCGACGTATTCAAAAAATTATTGTAACCAGACCAAATGTAGAAACAGGCCGAGGCTTAGGATTTTTACCTGGTACACTAGAAGAAAAATATGCGCCTTATTTAGAACCTTTTGATAATGTATTTAGCCGCTGTCTTGGCAAAGGTTTTTACGAATATGCATTAAAAGCCAAAGACATTGAGCCTCGACCACTGGGCTT